GAGAAATATCTATGGATCAGATCACCTACTCTTACACTCGGCCCATCAAGATCCTGCCAGATAAGCAGTGCGACAAACCTATTGGTCCTGGCCGTGAGCTATGCAAAACCTGTGGGTTTTCGCTCGATATACCGGGCCGATGCTTTGCGCGGCACGGGGTGTGCGCCCACTCACCGTCTCGCGCTATCCCGCGCTGAGATTACACAGGCCACACAACACCCGGTATTTCCGCCAGCAGCTCCGCCACCGTGGGGGCTTGGCGCAGGTTGTTCTGTACGTCCTCAAGGGCTTGATAGCAACTTGACCAGGTGGCGTCTCGGCCAGCCACCCCAGCAGCAGCCTCGGCTGCGAAGGTTGGGTTCGTGCTGGTCACATATGAGCACAGCGACAGGATGCCGTCATAGTTGCGCTCCCGCGCCTTGGCGTCCAACGCTGCCTGTACCGCATCCTGATACTCTTTTATAGTAGGCGCGGGAGGAAGATTCACCTCCACCAGCCATGCGCCATCCATAAACCGGCAACTCTCGGCCTGCGGATCATAAGCGGGAGGCTCCAGATCCGTAATCCCAGCCCAATCCGCTACGGCTGGCAGCGGGTTTTTGATATGTTCCATGGTTTGCGGGTGGTAATAATTCATACAGCTACCTCCAAGCGTTGCAGTAGGTTGTGGGTGTTGGCCCATTTTGCGTGGCCGCGCCAGCTGGCCAGGAATCTGGTCAATTGGTCGGGGCATCCGTGTTTTTTGTAACGGGCTATCTTCTTCTTGGCCCGAGCCACCGAGGCCGGGCGCAGCAGTTTATGGGTGTGCCAGATCCGGTAGCCGAGGAAGTTGAGTCCCCGTGTAATCGGGGCGATCATCCAGTGGGAAAAGTTCATGCCCATCTCTACCTGGCAGAACCATTTGATCCGAAAGCGCAGCAACTCCAGGTACTCCCGGCTATAGGCGAAGATCACCGTGTCGTCCATGTAGCGGATAAACCTGCTTTGCTTCACGGTGTGAGCCAGGAACCGATCCAGAATGTGGCCGTAGATGTTGGCGCATATCTGGCTGGTCAGGTTGCCGATGGGCACCCCGATGCCGGTGGGAGGGTGAAACAGTGCAAGCAAGTCCAGTGTCTTGCGGCAGGAGACCTTCCGCTCCACCTCGCGGTGCAAGATGCTCCGGTCTATGCTGGCGAAGTAGGCGGCAAAGTCTATCTTAAGAAACCACGGCGTTGCCCCTTTGCGCAGCATCCGCCGCATGATGGCCTGAGCCGCGACGGCTCCCCGGTGCGTTCCTTTATTTACTCGGCAGGCATGGCTTTGTGGCAAAAATACCCGCTCAAAAATGGGCTCGATTACAGCAGCCAGGGCATGCTGGACAATGCGATCACGAAAAGGCAGGGCCGATATTTGTCTGCGCTTTGGTTCGTATACGGTAAAGGTTTGCGACTCTCCGGGCCGGTAGCTGCCATCCCGTAGCGACACCGCAAGCTGGGCGATATTGGCCGCCTCATGCTGGCGAAACAACAGGTAGCCGCCACCATTCCGCTTGCCGTTGGCAGCGCGGCGGTATGCCTGCCAGAGCGCGTCTGGGTCACAGATTTTATCAAACAGATTACGGTGTTTCTTTCCCATGGTTCTCCTTGGTAATGCTGGCGCGGCTTTCGATATTTCGCTACTCGCCGCTCCCCAGACCTCGTAATGTGTTCGCCTAAGCAGGCAGAAATGGGCTGACCACAAATTTGGTCTGCTGCCTTCGCCGTAGCTGTTGCAGCATGGTAATATTGTTCTGTCGTCACAGGCGGCCCGAACGCCAATGTTCCAATTCACGTTCGTGGGCGAATTGTTCAAATTCGCGTTGCGAGAGCCCGAGTAGGCCCCGTTCGTACGATTGCCGCTTTTGCCCCGTTTCTACCTATCCTTCGCCTTAATCCACCCGCCCAGCATCGCGCCAGTTTCTGCCAGATGCACACCGACAACCTCATACTGCCGGCGTGATAATAACTTTCTTGATGGATCAGCCATTAAGCGAAGAAATCCCCTGATTGTTGCTAAACCTGCATCGGCTATATGCAGGCGTGAAACCTGGTTACTTTTTGCTGCATCGTTAAATAATCCAATCTGTGCCAGCATTACCCGCAAGGTTTCGTCTCTCAAAACCCTGTGCTTGTGGCTAGTATTCAGTAAAATTGGGTACAAATAGTTGAGCGCCCCCTCATATCGCTCAACTATTGATAGTGCCCTATGCGGATCATGTACAGGCATCTCGCTTTCGCTCGACTACAGCAAAACCAAGTGGTCACAGGCGGCCCGAACGCCAATGTACCAATTCACGTACGCGGGCGAATTGTTCAAAACCGCGTGGCGAGAGCCCGAGTAGGCCCCGTTCGTACGATAGCCGCCCAAGAGCACTTTTGTTGACAAGTTGTTATATGATTGTCCTCGGCCTCCATTGGCGGCCCACGCCGTGGCTATGGCACCACCGTTATCCTGTCCCCATGCGTAATGGTGTCCCGTAGCCTGCTCAAGCCCGTACTTGCTGGTGTATCCAGCGTTGCGCTGGGTGGTTGGGTAGGTGGCAGCGGTGGAGTCGATGGACTGGTTTTCGGTTACTCCAAAAGCCGCGAACGTAAACTCGTTTTCAAACAACATTCGCTTTTTATATGCCGCGCAAATTTCGGCAAAATCCCACCACATGGGCGTTGCATAGGTAACGATGCCGTTACCGCCAAACTCCAGCGGCTTTTTCGGAAGCACCGTGCCCGAGGCGATATCCGTGCCCGCCTTGCTGGTGCCGTTGGTGGTGTGGTTGGTGCCGCAGAGGTAGATATCTACCCAGGTTTTACCGGAGACCAGGGCCATGCCCTTTGGATCGCAGAGCGGGCGCCACTTGAGATCCCAGAGGGAAAAGACATTGATCCCGGCGATGAGATCAACATCCGCCTGGGTCCAGATCATGCCATTACCAGTGGTGGCGAACGAGCCGCCCGCCACGGTGGTGCCTGGGGCGACCAAACCATAATGGAAACCACCGATCATCCGGCTATTTGCCGTGGTGTACCCGGTGGGCGCGGTAAACGAGGCATCTGCCCGCACGGTGCCATCGGTGCAGGCGTAGACGGCATAGTCGGTACCAGCGGTGAGGGCGGGCATGACCACGGCTGTGGCAACGGTAATATTTACCGCCACCCCGGCCACCATAACCTTGGTGCCCGCCTTGACGGAGATGGTGCCAGCGGCTGTTTTGGTGAAGGCCACGGCGCCGGAGTCGAGCTTGGAGAAGCCGTATGGGTTGTCTACTCCGGAGAGCAGGCTTTGCAACTGCGCCAGGGGGACCGCGTCGCCAGATCCTACGGCGGTGGCTACCCGGAACACCTGACTGGCGTTGCCCGGGATAGGTGCAAACAGCGAGAGGAGCGCATCTGCCACCTGCCCCGTGTCTGCTTCATCCGGGACCATTCCGGCTGCGATGAGGACGTTGATCAGCTCATCTGATACCGAATTTGCCCAAGAGGCGGGATCACGGCTGGCTGCCACTCCTCCCGCCGGATCTCCATCCGTAAATTTGCCGCCAACCAGGCCGACTGTCGGGTCACTTAATGGGTAATCCATGTTTATCCTCCGTAAGAAAAAATCACTCTGGTGTGGGCAGGTTTCAGTGCCTCAATTATGCACTCAAGCTGCTGGTACCCCCAGGTCCGGTACGGCTCTCCGTAATAGCTCCGGCCATAAAGGCGGTTATTGATCGTGGTGGCGGGTGCATTGACCTGCCAGACAAAGTTCCAATCGGTGTTGCCGTACAGATCGCCATGCAGGTCGCCATGGCGGCGGGCCGAGTATTCGGTGATGGTGATCTCGTAGCCGAGGGTGGCGGCCAGGCCGATAAAGTAGGCGCGGGATTGTCCGCCCACGGCAGACAGCTTGCCGACCAGGGCCAACTGCCTGGCGTAGATGGTGGCCATGGCGCCGGTGCATGCGTCCGGCAACCCGGCCACCCGCTCCCAATCCGCCAGCATCTCCACCGTGTTGTACGGGTCTGCCTCATCGCGCAGATCCGTGGCCCGCTGATCAACCCTGGCGAATTCGTCGGCCAGGGCGGTGAGCAGCTTGGTGAGATCGGCGTCCGGCTCCCGGCTAAATGCCGCCCCAGGGGGAAGCAACGCCTGAAACTGGCTGAGATAATCGGTTACACCTGCCATGTGATGGTCCCCAGGGTGGCGATCTGGCCGGTGGTGTGGGCAACGTCAGCAACGGGCGAGACCAGGGCGTGGTCGGTCTCACCTGCGGCCAGGCTGATCGCCTCGCGCAGATGGCTGACCAGGATGGTGCCTGCTGGTTCTGCCTCACGGGAGAGCAGGTCGGTAAGTTCCGCCACCACCGCAGCCTGCACCGTGCTGGTGTTCGGGGTGAGCCGGATAGTGAGATCGAGCGGCACCGCCACCGGGGCGAACACAGTTGCCTGGGCGGTAACCGGCCGCACGGTGTCGATATATGTCTGCACCGCCAGCACCGTGGCGGCATCGGGGATGACCGGGTCGAGATCGTCACAGACAAAGGTGAGCCCCACGGTGCCGATGCCCAGGTGTTCGGGATAGACCCAGGCGCGGGTGACCCCGGCATTCTCCAGCATCCAGGCAAGGTAGTCCTTGCCGCTGCCGCCGTGGGGTGGGGTGCGGATTCGGGCGATGACCCTAGCGCGGAGCGAATCGTCATCCTCGGTATCGGTGCCCCCGGTAATGCCCGCCGAGGCGACGGTGGCCTGGCTGGTTACCCCGGCGATTGGTGAAACCAGGGAAAGAGCAACGCCGGTGACGGCATTGCCATCCGTGCCGGCCAGCGAGGCGGTGACTGCGATGTCCACCGTGGTGGTGACGATGGTGGCCTCGGCGTCGGTGGTGTATTCGGCACCATCTGCCCGCTGCAACAGGGTGGCGGCAGGGATAACCGCGCCAGCCGTGCCGGTGATGGTGATGGACCCGGCTGCGGACACCGCCACCTTGCGGCTGATCCCCCATACCGAGGCCCAGCGCCCCAGGTGCTCGGCCTCGGCGGTGTCCGGCATGAGCTGTTTGGCCAGCCAGTCAAGGTAGCCATAGAGGCCATGGGTGACCCCGGCATGGACCCTGGCAATGGTGGCGGCCACGGACCTGCGCAGCGAGGCGGCAACCCCAGGCATCCGGGATTCAAGATCGGCTGCGGCGCGGGAAATAAGGTCGGAAAGGTTCGGGCGGTTAAACGGCATTGGCAAGCGCCTCCCATGCGTAGCTGTATCGGTAACTGACCCGAGATGTGTCAGGGCGTTCTATCTCTATGGCCAAGGCCAGCACCCCGGTGGTGGCAATTTCCGCCTCCACGGTCACGGACTTGGCCGCGCCATCGGCGGTTAGCCAGGTAAGGGCCTCCTTGGCATACTCCCGCGCCCGTTCAACCACGGCGGTGGTCTGCTTTTCCCGGCACAGCAGCCAGAGGCGGGAGCCTATCCGGTCATTGGGCTGGTCGGAAAAGGTATCGCCCCACCAGCCGCGCAGATCATCGGAGCCATCGGGCAGCCGGTCGTCCGGCTCGGCTCTCCGGTCGGTGAACAAAGAGACCAGCACCGCGGTCTCCAGGCCGTCATCCGTGGCCAGATCAGGCCCGGTCAGGCCGACATCGAACCGATGCACCCCGATGGCGCCGGAAATCTCTTTATATGCCAGCCGGATATCGCTCATATCAGCCCATGGTTTGATTCGGCGCATTCGTGGAGCCGCCGTTTACATTGTTTTCCAGGTGGGTGTGGCTGTCGTAGGTGGTCCGCATGGATTCCATGCTCTTGCCGTCACTGTCGCAGCGGTCTTTGATTTCGCCGGTTACCTCCAGCAGGGGGGTCTCAAGCCGCACCTTGGCGGAGGCCACCGCAATTACAGTCGGGCAGGTGATCTTGGTCTCCACCGCAACCACGGCGGTCAGTTTGTCGCAGCCTGTAACCGTGATCTCTTTATCGCGGCCCAACTTTATTGCCTGGCCCTGGTCGTCGTACAGCGCCACCTCACCGCCCTGCAAGCCCTTGAGCCTGTATCGCCGGTCTCCGGTGGCTATCACCACCGCATGATCCCTGCTGCCCCCAACACAAACGGTGATCGCCTCGGCCCCAGGCAGCGGCACGGAGGTGAAGCCGTATTCCTGGTAGCGTTCACAATCCCGCACCTCCTCGGCCAGGAGCGAAACCTGCACCCCCTGCTCCTTGAGGGCGTCATTCACCACGGCAATCACCCCACGGCTCACCATCAGCCGAACCCGGCGAGCCATCGGCCCCATGAGGTGGTTGATCGTCTTCACCATGCGTCGTCCTCTTTCTTCTTCTTTTTCTTGTCCGGCAGCGGCACCAGGCTGTAAGCCTCGGGCAAAACCAGCCCCAATTCGGTGCGGGTGCCGGATTCGTCCAAAACAAAGGCGCAGGTGGCGATGAGCATTTCCCGGTCCAACCCCAGCCAGGGCGACAACACATGCACCAGCCGGTTTGGCTGCCACAATCCGGCCCCATGGCGCCAACCCTGCACCGAAATGGTGGCGCGAGATCCCTTGCCGAGTCGGACGGCTGCCTCCCAGATGGCGCGGTCCTTGATGCTGCCGCTGCCGCCCTGGTCTTCGGCCATGATGATGAGTGGCCGATAACGGTTGATGTTTGGGTCGGTGGCCACGGCCTTTGCCTGGGAGTGTTCTTCCGGCGTGGTAAAATCTCCTCCGGCCGCCTGCGACTTGAGGATGTATTTGCTGTAGCGATCCCGCCAGGACAGAGTGGCGGAGGCGGTAAGGATGTTCTCCCCCTCGATCAGTTGGGTTGGGATCTTCTCCACTCCGGCACGGGTGATCACCACCCCGCCCTTGCCATCGGAGATAAGCAGCACTCCGCGCATCCTGGCCAGCCGCTCCACTGCCTCAAAGGCGGCCTCGCCTTCCTGCAAGGCAAAGGTGGGGAAGGCAGCGCCGGTGTCGGTTTCTGCTTTCACGGCCACCCCGAACGGCGCGCAGATATCGGTTACGATCTGGGGCATTGTCCTGCCGGACCATTGCCCGGAGGCGTGGATGGCGGAACAATCGACCAGGTCTCCGGTCTTGTCGCGGCCGGAAACGGAAACCGTGTGGTTATTGTCGCCATATTCCGGGGTAACATCATCGACATACCCGGTGATCAGCACCTCGGAGTTGATGGATACCGTGCAGGCATCACCGGGGCGGATCACCATGGGCGTGGCCTGCTCCGGCCAGCGTTCGGACACAGACAGTTCAAAGGTTCCGGCGATCTGCTCGATGCCACGGGAAACCTGGACAGACTCCCAGCCCCCGTAGTTTGCCCCGTTTATGGTGAGGATCACATCAGGCATGGCTCACCACCTCAATGGCCTGACCGCCGGGGATAAAGCCGGGGTGGCTGATATTGTTGCGGCCCACCAGCTCCTCGGCGTGGCTGGCATCCCCATACAGGCGGTGGGAAAGCACCACGCTGGGCAGGGTGACGTCCGGGGTGTAGGAGTTGAGCCGGGCCAGATCAGCGCCCCTGGTGTTGATGTCCTGCACCACGGCGGCGCGCAGATCGGTGAGGGCCACATAGGTGGGATCGTCTGCGGTGATAAGCTCCTCATCGATCTGCTCGATGATGCTATCCCGGATGCCGACGGCTTCCTGGTAGCTGACCACATCGCCGTCCTGGCCATAGGTAAGGGCGGAGGCCGTGCGGGCAGATTCCACCACTGCGGTCTGGCGGACCAGATCAACGATGGCGGCCTGGTTGTCCGCCTGGATAATCCGGCTGGGCGTGGTGCGTGGCACAACAGGCAGGGGGGTGGAGTAGCTGGTGGCGGCGCTGCCGGATGCGCCGGATGCGCTGGAGCCGAACCCCCACAACGACTTATAGCTGCCCAGCGCGGCCTTGGGCTGCAACGGCAGGCCAGCCAGGGAGGAAACCATCCCGGAGATCTGCCCGGCAAACAGCGAAGGTGTGCGGATGAGGCTGGCAAGCGATGAGCCGGTGCGCAGCAGAGTACCGGCAAAGGAGCTGATCCCGGTGGGCACGGTGGGCATCATGTCCGCCGCGTCTCCGATAAGAGAAAGGGCGGAACCGGCAACCCCCTCGGCGGCGGAGCCGACAAAACCGGCCACGCCGGAAAGGTTGAACCGGTCGGCGAACCCGGTCTCAATGGCGGTGATGGCCAAGTCGCTGCGCTGCCCGACAATGGCGGCGGTGTTGATGGAGGTGGCTGGCTGGCTATTTTCCCCGGCCTCGGTAAAGGTAACGGAAAAACGGGCCATGCCGCCGTCGCTGGTGGATTCACTCGGCCCACGGGCGCCGCTGACCACCACCTGCTTGGTGCCCAGGTACGGATGCACCAGGGTGCCGCTGCCTGGTTCCTCCAGGGCGGCGATGATCTTGTCGCGGGCAGCCATGTAGTCCGCCCCGATAACATATATCTCCAGGGTCCATTGCCTGGCCTTGCGGCCCATGTCCTCGGCAAAGGGCTTGTCGCGCAGGGGGAATTCGTGCATGGCGATGCGGCGGCCCAGCTCGCAGTCGGACGACTCCGTGAAGAACTCCGCATCGCGGAACCTGCCGCGCTGCAGTTTCTTTTTCCAGGAGGATGTCGTGGCCAGGGTTGCCATCAGTGTGCCGCCGCCATGGTCATGCCTGCATCGACATCAAAATTCACATCGCGGTTGTTGTTGCGGATCTCTTTGACGCGCGGGCGGCCTTCTGAATCGATCTGCACCCGGATGGTGCCGCCGACATCTGCGGAGCGACGGCCAAGCTCCCGATCAATCATCCCGACCTGATAGCTGTTTTTCCCACCACCCATAACCATGTGTCTGCCCATCAACGCCTTGAGTCCTTTGGTGGATGTGTGCCGCGCCTGATTTTCAGCAAGCGCTTTGCCTGCTGTTTCGGAAGCAAGTGCCGCCCCAGCCATCAAAGCAGGACCAGCTAAAACCCCGCCGACAGCAAGGCCGAGACCACTACCTGCTGCCGCCGCTGCTGCAGCACCACCTGGCATCCCGCCAGGCATACCTCCGGAATTCACAACATAGACCGGGATCGGTTTGCCATTTCCCGGTTCGCCAAGCGCACCGCCAGCCCCTTTCCCTCCGAACATGCCGCGGATGGCCTGCACACCGTTAAAAACTTTTCTCCCAACGACAAGGCTGCCGAGGACCAGGGAAGCTCCAGTGGCATACTTGAAAATTCTGTCAACTGTTTCCGGCTTTAACTTGTCCATCGCTGAAGCAAGCCGCTCGACCGGCCCAGCGAGATTGATGTCGGCAAATCTTTCCCAAGAGGTCTTGAGGCTTTGCCAGGAGGCGGCGAATGTCTTTGCCGCCCGCTGGCTGTCCTTGGTGATGGTTGAGCCGTCGGCCTGAACCTTATAAAATTTTTCCAGGCTTTCTATGGCTCCGGTTTGTTTGAATTCCGTGGCGGCGGAGTTGAAAGCCCGGATGGCCTCGGCGTCAAAGATCTCCGAAAGCATTGTTTTTTTGCCGCCAGAACGCTTGACGATATCAATCATCAATTCATTGATCGGGCGCAGGACTTCCTTCCCTTTCTTCATTTCCTCTGGGTCAAAAACCTGGATGCCCGCGAGTTGTAATTTTTTGACCTTTGCCCCATCACCCAGCGTCCGCAGAAGGGCCTCGAAAGCGGTGGCTGCCATCTCTGCTGTCCCGGTGCCCTGTCGGATCATCTGTAGCGCTGCGCCCATCTCCCGGATAGCTGGCACCCCGGTACGGCCCATTGCCGTATATGCGGTCACAACCCTGGAACCAAGACTTGCCAGATTCTGGAGGGTGAACGCCCCTTCCTTGCCCTGGACGGTGAGGATATCAAGAGCCTCCAGAACCTGTGTCGGCTTGGTAATCCCCATTTTTTGAAACTCGGCCATGATTCCGCCGATGTCCTTGCCTGCCGCCCCTGTTGCCTGGATGGCCAGGCCGATGTTGCGGATATTTTCCTCGGCAAATTTAAGGTCGCCGGTCTTCTCCATGATCTCTTCAATGGCACCGACCATCTCGCCAGGATCAACCCTGATATCTCCAGCCCTGGCGACCTCAAAGAGGTGATGCTTGAGCCGTTCTATTTCTTCAGCCGATTTATTGGCTGCTATCCCAAGCCTGACAAACCTGGTTTCCCAGCTAACAATCGAGGCCAAGGTGCCATAGCCAACCGCACCTGAGAAGATGGCGGTGTACCTGTTTCCAATCCCATCAAGCATCCTGCCGACCGCTCTGCCAGTACGGCCTAGCTTGCCCAGGTTGCGGTTGGCACCACCGATAATGCCGGAGGATGTGTCTTTCGCCGAGATTGTAAACTTCGCTTGTGCTTCCAGGCTCATCCCTTAATTCTCCTTGCTTGCCGCAGCCACATCACCAACTCTGAAAAAGACATGTCTCTGAGCTCCGAAGGTTGGAACCTGAAAAACACGGCTA